AATCAGTTCCCTTGTGACCGTTAAGTAATATGACGAATTCTTGCTTATTTATCGAGTTCTCAGTAAGAATTACGTCGCCCAACATACCACCCTTAGCAGACGCGTCAGTTGGAACCAGCGTAGATGCAGGAGCTGTTGACGGTGCTAGTGAAGAAGAAAGGCGGACAATGACGCCAGAAGGCGCCATTAAAATTCCTCTTATGATAGGCACTGCGCTAATAACGTTTGGAGTTACGCTACCGGTACCTTGCAAACCAGCAGATGAGAATACGTCAGAACCAGCAGACTCTGACATGAAACAACCGAGGAAATATGTTCTTCCCAACGGGCCACCAGAGTTTGCATACGGATTTGTGACCAAAAGACCCGTAGACGTGTCAGGCTCTTGTTCACCAACTGTCCAACCTGCCGTATTAACAGAACCAGCTGCAGAGGTCGAAGTGAGACGACGTTTACCGTCGCCAGCACCCAAAACGCGAAGATAGGTAAGAGAGCTTGCGTCTCTTAACCATTCTACGGCGGCAAGAGGACCAAATTTCTTGCCATCAGTTTTACCAAATCTCCCGTAAAAATCATCGATAACGCCAACTGTAACCGGCACGAACGCTGGTCCTTTGAGGGCTGTTCCAATGACACCGGCAGGTACACCAGATGGTTCGACAGTCGTAGGTCCCGAGAGATCAATCTCTCTCGCTGTGACGCCCGCGCTACCGAGTTTTGCCTGAGCCATGTTATTCTTCTCCTAGATCAATTCCTAATTAGTAAATTTCTTTATTATTTCACGTCAAAAATGCAACGCCGGAGTTCGTTATGACGAAATCAATCGCAACATTTTCTATAGAACGAGTCGGAACAACAACGATACGACCGTTTACTTTATTGAGCGCCTTGTCTTCTTCAGAGTTGTTTGTTTCATCCATGATTACCTTGAATGACTCTACACCCTGCTGAGACTGAACTAGCCCGATGTACGTGTTAGCATCATCGGTGAATTTCTTCCATAGATCTGGCGTATTTTGTTCAAAGACTAGTTTTGAAGCTACAGAAATAACGACTCTCTTAACTTCAAGCAACATTCTACGAACATTGACTCTGTCTAGAGCCGATTTCTTAATCTGTAGTGTCTTCTGACCAAAGATAACGAAACCCTGACGTGGTAACGTAATAATTGGATTAATTCTTGCATCGTATAGCTTGTCTCTGTCATCGACAGAGAGTCTAACAGCGGTGTTCTTGACGAAATCAAGAGCTGCTCTATTGAAGCCTGCTGGAGCATACCACGGATAAGAAAGTTTATCGTTTAGAGCATACGCACTAAGCGCAGCAATAGACGATGGAACCTTAACTCTGCGAGTATTTACTTCATCTTCGATTATTACATCAGGGAAGTAAGTAGCAGCATAGCTGTTATCAATACCACGTGAAGCGAGTTGGTTGATTGTCTTTTCAACGTCCGGTTTTGAAGTCGAATCATCATACAATCTGTTTGTGCTATCATCATATGAAACTGGATCCATGACGTAGACAGACATACCATATTTCTTATTACGCTCAAGAGCATAGTCAGTAATATATGGTTCTTTTATGCCTGGGATTGCAAGAATGTTTGTAGAAACAACGAGCGGATTTGTCATTATTTCTGTCGCTGCAACATATGAAGCAACCGTGTTGTTGTATTTTCCAGAACCGTTTGGATTGTATCTCAAACCTGGAGCTACGTAGTTAGCTTCGGCGCCACCACCTGAATCGAACGAAGCTGCCTTATCGTTCATTCGACGAGCGTTTCTATCAAGGATATTGACACCATCAAAGCCACCGAACATAAAGTTTGTGAACTTCATATAGCCAGTGAATCTATTGAAATCGACAGATGACGTCTGCGCCGCGAGGGTCGCAAATGTTAGACGACGACCAGAAAGAACAGGATCTTTAATCGTATAGTCAGTAGAATCGATCGCTGCATCTCTAATATAAGCAGCTTCTTTCATGTGCGTTTCTGACGAAGCCGTGAGGTCTGTCAAAGCCGTATTTGAAAGTGCAACTTTAGCGAGAGTGAACTTGTTGTTGTTGAATGTATCGGCGCCAGAGCCCGTAACGAGGACGTCAAGTTTCTTGAGACCTAACATCTTCGTATACGAATCAAGAAGTTTATTTCTCTCGCTCGTTATATTTGAATTGAGTGGTGTTGTTGTTCTTTCAAACTTGACACCCCAGAAATATGAGCCGTTGACCAGCTCTTGCGGACCAGGGTTACCAACGAAACCTGACGTTTGAACTTCACCACGTGTGATCTTGAATCTAAATGGAACTGGCGGAAGAACAGAACCAGAAAGTCCATTGACTCCAACACCACCAAGTCTATACGACGTAGCAATACCATCGGTCAATGTATCATTCGTCTTTAGAACTTCAATTCCTCTGAAACCGAATGGTAATGACTTGACCGGGACGAGACCGTTCTGCACAGCATCACTTACGATGATTCTAACAAGCTTTGAGTTATTTTCATAACGACCAGAAAGAACAAATCTGCGCTCGTCGCCAGACTCGGCATCAAAATTGAACGAAATTTTGCGATCGCCTATAACTTTTGCAACATAATTGTCTGCGGTTGGATCAAGCGTACAATTTGGAAATTGTTCAAGGATATTCTGATTTGTATCTGAATCATCCCATGATCTGATTAATACAGTGAATGTACCATATGGTCTAGATTCATCTATGCTCGCTTTTATATTAGAGATAGAGATTTTATAAAGGTTATTCGCGTATGCACCATCATCGATCGACTCAAATTTGAAAAGATCGTATTCTGTCTTGCCGAAAGGCTGCGAAATAAACCAAGTCGATGAAGGAGCGCGATATCGCGTATCCATCATACCAAACAAGTCTCTAAACGTTGTACTTGACTCACCAGAAGATGAATCAGTGGCCGACGAACCAGATAGTACAGCAACTGTCGATGCTGATGCAAGTTCTGCGTCTACCGGGAAATCAGCGTAAAGTAAGTGTTGTTCACTTTCAAACTTATCTGGATCTGAATTTAGAAGCTTACCGAAATAATCGGAATCACTTGGATTCATCGACGCGCTATAAATTCTAACGCCTGGCAAACCATCGCTATTACCGAATGAACTACCAAGGGTCGAAGAAATAATAAGCTTAAATCTACTTGAGCTTATTGTGGCTGTGTCTTGTGTCGTTGAACCAATATTTCCCGGGGCCGCAACAGCTCCGCCAAGAACCATTGCGCGAGCTCCAGAGGCCATGAGTAACATACCACGAACAATTTGACCCGTAGTCGGACCGAATGTATCATTATCTGTAAATGTCGGAAAGCCATACGTTTCATTTGTCGTGAATGTGTGTGTAGCAGCCAAAAATTGGACAGCACCCATATGACGAGACTCACCGCTACCTACGGTTGAACCAGTCACAATTAATCCTGCGTTCTTGACACGATCAGTCAACTGTGTCTTTATAATATCAGCGCTGGTTGTATTTGCACCGGCACCTAATACACGACAATATGTCAATGAATTTCTGTATTTCAAGAATTCATTGGCCGCATACGGACCAAAATATTTCGGGTCTAAGTTACCAAACTTATTAACGAACTCGTTGAAATCAGCAACAGTCACGGGGACGAAAGCCGGACCCTTTAGAGACGTTCCAACAACGCCTGCAGGGGTACCCGTTGGACCGCCGGTCTGAACAGCAGACTCATCGATTTCACGTTCATAGAAGTTTGGGGAGCGAAACGTTTGCTCAGCCATTTGAATTCTCCTCTACATACATTTGTAGCACATATTAACTATCTCGAAAAAACCGACAAATTTTATTCATCTTCAATTTGATACGTTAAACCGTCAATATCTCGATATATAGTTTCTCCGGAACTTTTATTGACAGCTACTGTTCTCAAGTATGAGACACTTTTTCCAGATGAAAACGGATTTGGTACATATTTTGTTGTGTAATTACTTACGACCTCTTTTCGAGGATATTCTTGCGATTCAATTGGGTTGAGAGTAAATGGATTTGTCGGGTCATCTGAGCCCTCAAATCGACGTTCTGCTGAATCATCGGGAATGCCGTTGACAGATATCTCTCCCTCGTCAGAACCTATCTGAAATGAAACTATTGGTGCTGAAACATATTTCCGCGTAGCAGCCGGAAATCCCATTAGCTCATCACCGACTATTATATAAGCTGGAACAGTCACGGTGAAAGAATAACGGATAATTCGTTCGTCTTTTCCATAATCTTCTGAGTTGTCTTCATTTTTAAATTCATTTGCTTCCACTTTTGCTACGAACCAATACCCTTTTGGCGTCGTTATTTTAAAACAGTTTCCTTGTGGAAGATAGGCAGACATCAACTGTTCAATCATCTGATTCATGTGTGTCGTATACTGCGTCCAAAATGTTATTTCATAGCTTGCGTGATAAAATTGTGGAGCAGGTATTGTAATGACTTCCCATATATTTCCATTGTCATATTGTGTAGCAAGATACCCGCCATCTCTAACAACAGAATCATTAGCAAGTTCGCCATGTTCTCTGTCTGTCTCTAAACCAGAACCGTCTAATGAATTTGGAATATTTACCTGATTTTTAATTCCAAGTTTGTTTATGTAGTTCTGGTACACGGGATCATTTGGAGCAAGACGTCTTTTAACGACTATTTCTCCAGTTTGTTGATTCATCCCTCGACCAGCAATATCTGCAGCCGTATCTTGCTCAACTGTCAACCTTCTTATAGTCGTAAGTGGAAGGATAATACTGTTAGATTTATCTCTAAGAGGAAGTTTTCTTTTTACTAATGCCCAGCGTTCACCTGATGCAAATATAACTGGTATATTTTTAGCATTCCCAGACTTGTTATCTCTAACTGAGAATCCTATTTCTTCGTTAAATAGATTAAACAACGCTGTATCAACATCTTCAATTCCGCAAGAAGGAATTACAATGTCGTTTGGAATATCCTTACTGTTATAACCAGAAGGAACTCCGCGAGGATCACCGGATTTGTATATTCTAGTTGCCATAATCAGGTCTCATCATAAAATGCAGGGCCTACGTGGTCAGGATCACCTCTTGGTGAAACTTCGGCTGGACCAGATATTGGAGCGTCGAGAACACCAGATTTTTGAAGATCTCTTACGTCGCCTGTTGGACCTTCGCTATTTGTCGTAAATCCTCGTTGCTGAACGAATGTTTGCTGGACTGCATCTTTTTCGAGATAATGTTCAGATGTCGGACCAAGTACTTTGATCTTGAATTGACTATCTCTTACATTCAGGCCCTCAATTTTATAGCCATCGTAATATTCTGCTTGTCCGTATATGTTTCTCATATAAGAGAACGTTATTATTTCGAATATTTGTTGCCCGAAAGTAAAAAAATCACCAACGGATACATTTACATTCTTTGCGTAAAGATCTCTAGACTGTAAGAATGCTTCAATTGTCCAACTCTGTTCAAATCCTATTTTACCAGCTTTTGTTTCTGGAACAGGAGAACTAACTAACGCGTCTAAAATAATAGGATTATCGAAAATCTTTTCTGGCGACTCGTTGTAAATTGCGTGCATCTTTGTCTTTAGATCTGATATCGGATAATAATAGATCTTTTGCCCAGCAACGTCTTTAATCACCTCTTTTGTGATGTCATTTATGAAGTTTATTTCTCTTGGACCTAAGAATAGTCTAGACATGCAGGCCTCCTAAATTAGCCGATAATAATGCTTTTACCTGCCGGAACAGGAATAAAACGAAGTTGTTTTTGAAGATTTTCAGCCTTTTCTGCCTCCATCTCGATCAATTTATTAAACGTAAGACTATCAATTAGCTCACGAAGACGCGTAATCAATTTTTCTTTGTCTTCACGTGCTTGTGAAATAAGATCTTCGCCATTTAATTGCAATTCATTTCCAGGAATTGGAATCGATTTAATTTTGCTTCTAATTCTTCCAACAAGTTCTGTGCACAAAGCAAGACAATATTCTCTTACCCATTGACGACCTTGCGAATTTATAAGACTATATTGAATGTTTGTAAAAGGTACGTTTGAAGGGTTTGATATACTTCCCGACAATGATGAGTCAGAATAACTAGGGTTCAGCGGATCTTCGCGTGTGCGGTATCTTACCCAAAGTTTATCTGTGCTCGTCAAATCAAATGGCATCGGAAATATTCTTATGCTTGGACCGTAAATAGAATAGCTGTAATTTGAACGTCTTACTCTATAAGCTGTATCTAACATGCCACGACGCAATACATCTTCGAAAATTGGAAGTACGTAAAATATCGTACTATTGACGTATGACTCGTAATGCATTTCATTTGCCAAGAAATTCGTAAGATTAGACGCGTTCAACAAAAAGTGTTGAGCAGCTGCTGGTGAGAAATGGAATACTTCGACAATTCTCAACTTTGTTTTTTGTGATGCTGGCAAATTTTGAAATACTAAACTTCCAGATGAATCCTTCAATTCAGTATAGAAATTATAATCTTGTTTGCTACCTGTCAAATCGAAATAACCAAGATAAGAATCGTAAGAGCCGCCCGCGCCAGCCTCTGTTGAATAGGCTTCTGCCTGGCGTAACATAAAATCA